GCTGCTCGTCGGCAATCCGGCAACTCCTCGATCGCCTGGTAAAAAGCCATCGCCGCTCGATACCGATGATCCCACCGGTGGCCTGATGCCGATACGATCGGGGCCGATCGATCTCGCGGAGCACACCTCCGTATCGACCCGTCGCACGGAGATCGATACGGAGGGGCCGCTACCGCTCGTATCGGCGCAGGCCTGCCTGTCGGGGGCTGTATCGGAGGTCGAGCGCGCCATCAGGGCTGCGGAGGGCTCGGTCGTCGGTCGTGCAGGCGTAGAGCCCGTCGTAACCCCAGGCGGTAGGAGTTTGCAAAGGGCAAAGAGCGGCGCTAAAAGGCACAACCGCTTGTGCGTTGAGTATGTCCGTGACGTTTACAATCTGTGCATCATGGGTCTTTCCGAAGGGGAAATTGAAACGTTTTTAGGCGTAAGTAAAGGCGTTGTGCAGGAGTGGTGCCGCATCTACCCTGCGTTCAGGCGAATGTATTTGCAAGCGTCAAAACGTCTATCTATGACGGTTGTCAATAGCCTTTACAAAAGTGCAACCGGTTTCACTGTGCGCGTGTCAAGACCTGTAGTTAGTAAAGACTCCGTGACAACCGTCATAGAGGAACAGTATGTACCGCCTAATGTCAACGCGCAGAAGTATATTCTTAACAATAGAGAAGCTAAACAGTGGAGCGAGCGGCGAACTATGGAGTTCGGGCCGTCAGACAGCCTGGCTCAAAAGCTGGCGGATGCCCGAAAACGGGTAGAGGGGGTAGAGGGCCCGCCGGTTGGTGAATAAAAACCCCGACCCATCAACGCAAAAAGTTCTAATTTTAACCGGAAAAATAAAATGCTTTACTTTAGAAAATAAAGTTCTAATTTTAACCGGAAAAATAAAATGCTTTACTTTAGAAAATAAAGTTCTAATTTTAACCGGAAAAATAAAATGCTTTACTTTAGAAAATAAAGTTCTAATTTTAACCGGAA